TAAATGAAAAAAAAACATGTAATAATATATGGACGTATATATATTAAACGATGAAGGAAACATAGATGAAATTATATGTGTATCTAAAGAAATAAATTTATAAAATTAATAAAGAAAAAATAAAATTTCAATGTTTGGCACAATTGCAAGATAAACAAGTTATTTGGAAATTAGTTTTTAGATGTGCCAATCTTCCATCAATTCTATCTATTGAGAATTGGTCTTCTTTTTTGAATTGTAATAATTTATTACAGTAACAACATTTAAAATTCTGTTTTTTTAATAACATCTTCACATCATTTAATGAAATATATTCATCATCAGTAAATTCTCTTCCTGATTTCTTATCTGATTGTTTGTGTCCAGTTATCTTCTTTGTAATTGATGCATCTAAATCAATAGAATACAATTTATTGTTCCAAATCATTATATTATTTAAATCTGTGCATCGAGTGATGCAGGTCCAAAACCATTCTCTTGTAGCGAAAGGACTTAAAACATCACAAATAGTAATTTTATTACTTATTGTTAGTCCCTGACAAGAATGACATGTTCGAGCGAAAGATAAAGAAAAGTGTTTCAATAATTCTGTTTGTATTTTATATTCACCATCGCAATCTTCCAACACTACATTTTTGGAATCAATTGATTTAATTACATATTCAAAATTGACATATAATTTATACTTTGCTTTAATATATTTACGACAAACAACTACAACTCCAGTATAAAATTTCGTTCCATTTACTTTTACAAAATCTTCAAATCTTCTTGTTCTTTCATGAATTATATTATTGATTTGTCTTGCTGTATTATTATAATAACAAATGTATTTGCCACTGGTCTCATCAATATTAGTTGTTACTTTAAATTCTTTTTTGCAGATATCAATTAATGGAATATTGGTATCAAATATTAATTTTTTTATATTTTTCATTCTTTCTTTATCGATATCATTATTTAATCTTTTTATAATTTTTAATTTAATATAATTCGGAAACATTTTTAATATAATATTATAATAATATTTTTTATAATTTTCGACATTATTTAACTGTTCAATTGGACTATTCTGATTACAATCTCCAGTAGCTACGAATTTCATATCTGGATATTTCTTCATAAATTGTTTAATTCTATAAAGATTATTTGTTGTATAATTAAATATTTCATCAAAAATGATACATTTTATATTGGAAACATTATATTCATTATTTGTTTCTTTCTCATCTCCATCATCTGTCATATGTGTTCCAAGTAATTTATATAATGTAATTGCCTTGTATCCATTTTGACGTAATTCCTGACATAATTTGTTAAATGGGGCTATAATTAAAGCATTGTTGATACCAATACTATTTATATAACTTTTACACAGTTCCGTTTTTCCACTTCCGGCAAATTCTGCCATCACAATAATATTATTATGATGATTAAGTTTTTCAATAATTTCTTCTTCATAACATTTTTCTTTATAGCGTTCTTCAGATTGAAAATCAATTTGTCTGTGTTGACAAAATGGTTTTATATCAATATTAGTATTAGTATATAATTTTTTATTGTGTTTATCAAATGATACATTATATAAATACTTTACTTTACCAATGCCTTCAAAACTATTTTTATCAATATTACTAATTGGTTTATAAGTATTTGATACAAATATCGCATCGGTATTAATTCCATATATTTTAATATTGTTCTTTAATAAATCATAACACATTTGTAATAGTTTCAATCGCATAGTATCGTAAATTAATAGTTTAATTGGATAAAATCCATCTTGCAAAGGTTCCTTTTTTTTTTTAATTAAATAATACAATTTTTGGTTTGCCTCTGCCTCAACAAGTTTTTTATCTTTAACAGTAAATATATGCCCCCCAAATTTCTTTCTATAATGTTTTGCTTCTTCTAATGAAAGAAATAATTTTGTTTTTTCTGTTTTATTTGACAATTTTTCTATCCTACCAGTATTTACATTCACAATTAGTTTTTTTTCATCCGTTGTTAAATTTGAATCATATATCTTTTTGATAATTGAACTAGTATTGTTATTGACAATTTTAGACGGACGGCAATAATTTATAATATGATATTTTTCTTTGTTAATGTGTTTTAGATTTATACCATATGACAAAATATATTTCCTGTCAAAGAATATAATATCAATTTTTTTAGTTGTTAATGTTTCGATATTATAAATAGTGTAATCTTCTACTTTGTGATTATCATATGGTTGAAATTCATCAAATTGTAAAAATACAGGAAATTTTTTAATTTCAAGTAATAGTGATGTGTATGCCTTGTTTATATCTATCTCTGTAAAAGTAGTTTCTTTTGTATTAATTAATCTACCAACAAAGGCATTTCGCGATAGTTTTTTTAATGACTCAATAAATCGAGTTGAATATTTACTAATATTATTTTTGTTGACAAGTGATTTATAAAGCATCTCATCATATTTTTGGTATAAGTTATATGCTTTTTTATCATCAAATTCAATTGTTCTATCATCTAAATTATGTGGTGGAGTAATTAATGAAATATATTTATCGCCAATATAAAATGATATTGAAGTAATTATATTATTTTTTGATTTGACAATTGGTTCGAATTTATTAATAAATATTAATTTATGTAATAATAATTCCATATCATCATTATAAATAATATTTATTCGTTTATCAACTATTTTATCATAATCAATATCTATTATTTCATCAATGTGATTTATAAAATAATTATTATTTACAAATTGTAATATATTATAATGCCTTGATACTGTTAATTCCATACTATCTTCTTTAGATTTATGAGCCATAGATAATATTTTAGTATTTAAATGATATAAATGGTTATTATGTTGTAATACAAATAATGAATATGGCAATAGCATTTTCATCGGTTTTTCTGGTATGTACTCAAATACTGTTTCTCCATAAATATTTTGTACATGCAATGAAATTCCAAATTTTTCAAAAAATAATTTGAAATTATTTAATGTTTCACCAAGTGCAATATTATCATTGTATTCTTCATTTGGATGTATGATTTGCCAAATCCCTTTATAACTTATTTCAATTTTTTTATATCTTCCTTTTTGTTGTAATTTTTGAAATGATGCACTATATACATCTATTAACAATGTATAAGCACACGAATAAGGTTTATAATTGTTTTCAATATAGTTGCAATGTTTTATAGGAGTAATAAATTCATCGAATGTTTTTGCATTTTTATTTATTTTATATTCAATATTTTCATGACTTAATAATTTACAATCAACATCTCTCTGATTAACAATATATTCTATCTCAATCTCAATAGGTGCTATATCTACATTTGAATCTTCCATTGATGTTAAGATTAACATAATCAAAGATGAATAAAATACTGCATATATAGAATGCAAAGATAAGTTTTTTCTCCTTAGTTTTTCAAATACATTCGCACTTTCTTCTCCTTCATTGGGATTAATAAAATAGCGTGTGTCAATATTAATATTTTTAACTTGTTCATACATAGCTGTGGATCGTATTGTCCTTTGACAATGTAATATATCATATTTTCCTTCCTCATCCTCAAGTTCTCCATTTTGATGATATCGTTTAAATATTTTTCCAACTTGTTTTATTACCCCCTTTACACTTTTTGTTTGTGTTCTTGCATTATTATTAACAAAATAAAAATCAATCGTAATATCAACTTTTTTTTTGTTCTTCTTCGTCCTTTCACGTCTTTTTTCTCGCACTTCTTGTTCCATTTTCATTAATTTGGGTGTCGTATAATAACTCATATTATTATATATTGAGAAAATAAATTTTAAGCCTTGGAAAAAATTAAAAAAATATTTTCCTATAGTTTTTTTTTCTGGAAAAATAATAAAAATAAAAAATAATTTAATTTTTGAAATCACGTAGCAGTATTTCGACCTTTTTGGGAATAAATACTTTTTTTAATAAGTCTTTATGTTCTTCATAAAATTCTGGATTTTTGAATTTTTCAATAAATACCTTTATTTTCTCTTCTAGTGTCATCTTCGGAATATGTTGATATTTATTTCGGTAGTACTCACGAACTTCTTTTGGTGTTAAATATATTTTCTTTGCCATTATTAATATAATATAAGATTTTATTTAAATAGAAATAAATTTGGTTATTATTTAAAAAGAATTTTCTATATTATAATTAAATATGATCAACAATAAAACAATTGAAGAATTACGACAACAAGTTTTAAAAGAAGTTATTGACGATGATAACAAGAAAAAAGTTATAATGAATGGTACAATTTATGCTCTATATAGTCAAGAGAATATATTACTATATATTGGTAGCACTTTTAATTTGAAAAGACGAGTAGCAGACCATAAAACGAGATTTTTAAATAAAAATAACAGCCATTATAATTATCCAATCTATAAATATATTCGCGAAAAAAATTGGCAATGGATTGATATTCGTATAGCAATCATAGCTCAAATTAAACTTTTTGGAAAAAATGAAATAGAATGTAAATATTTTTTGCATGACGTTGAAAATACTTTTATTAAAATAAAATGTCCGTTGTGCAATAAATGTTTTGCATGTTTATCAAAAAGAGAAAGAAAAGAATATCAAAAACAATATAATGCCAAATATTTTACAACAATTGTAAAATGTCCCTGCGGAAAAATATATAAAGGCAAACAACATAAATCACGACACGAAAAAACAAAAAAACATCAAAAATATTTAACCAATCTTAATAATACGGCTTCTTTTTACGATTGAATTTCTCAATTAATTAATATGGATACAAATAACCTTTTTAATAAACTGCAAATTGAAATAAAAACAAATTGTAAAAAAAAACAAGATACAATAAACATTTCATTTAACACTAAAATATTTAAGCAAGATATTGATTTTACTAAATTAATTGTTTCTTTGTTAGCAGAATTTAAAGAAAAAAAATTTATTTTACATTTTGAATAATGTCATTTTTGATGAATGATACTTGACAAAGTAAAGAAAACATTATATAGATGGTATGCTACCATTAATATTAATACACAAAAGAATTATGACAACAACATTTCATCAGTAATTTCAAACCTTTCTAAAAAAATTCTATACAATCGAATTATATCACCAATATATTTTAATTTTTCAATAATCTCCTCGTTATCACATACTAGACATTTTTCTATTTCAATAATATCAATGCTATTTTCATGCAGATATTCCTTATACTCGTATCTATTTTTTAAATATTTATTGAAACACTTTAAACAAAATTGTTCACCGCATGTTTCACAAGTAATTATTTTCCAGTTAATGTAATTATTTAAACACAAATCGCACGTCATTCTCATATTAACTTAAATTGACAAATTTTTTATAGGTTTTTAACTGTGATAATACTTGCTCAGAAAAATATTGTTTATATGGATTATTATTAACTAATGATTTTATATTAATATATGATTTTTCTATTATTTCAACCATATAATCTTTGTAAATGGTTCTCCTTAACAATTGAGAACCAAGCATATTCCAATCGTATTTAAATTGTCCATTTTCCAGTTTCCATCTTTCACCAGTATGTTCGTCAATATCAGTTTCAATAATTAATTTACCGGAAGGTATATTTTCTTTTCGAAATTGTATTGAAAGACCAGCCATTATTAATTAAAAAAGAAAAAAATTATTTAATTTTTCCTTATTAACTTTTTATTGCTTTCATTTGAAGAATAGCTTTTGCTTTTGCTCTCTTTTGTCCTAAAACTGTTTTGTAATAATATTTTTTCCCAGTTGTTCCATATTGGAAATAACCAGTCGATTTTGAAGTTTTTTTTTGATGTATTGGCATCTATAATAATATTAGAAATTTTATTTTTACATTGTTGCCACATATTTTTTATAAAGATTCTTTCTTACAAAATTTAATTCTTGTTTTAACTTTTTAACTGCTATTTTTACATCGCTTTCATTTTTACCTTTTGCTATATCTATTTTAAAATTAGTTCTTTTTGTCTTCAATCTATTTCGTGTTGCTTTTGCGCCTTTATATTGAGTAATTATTTCCTTCAAATTATTTATCACATTGCTACTGATTTCAGCCTTGTATTCTAAGAATTCTTCTTCAGTTGGTTCTTTAGCAAATTCTTCTGATAATGATTTCTTTTCTTCTTTCTTTTCTTCTTTCTTTTCTTCTATCTTTGGTTTTGGAATTTTTGATGGTGGTAATCGGGTCATTTCTTCTTTCCTCACTTCTGCTTCTCTACTATGTCTCTCCATTATTTCTCTTGTACTACCTGTTTCTTCTGATTTCGCTCTTAATATTGTTTTTACATCTTGATTTGCTTGATAAGTTGAAAATGGTGTATCAGTAGTTATTTGTGGCATTCCTAACAAAGTTCCTTCCATTGCAGTTCTCAATGCGGCAGATAAGTTATGAACTGGTTTTCCTGTTATTGGATCAGTAAGTTTTGCAGTAAAGTTTTTAATAATTGGAAAACTATCTTCAAGTTTTTTATAAAAATCTTCTCTCATTTTCTTTTTCAATCCTTCTGATAATCTTGCCTTCTTTAAATAATCTTCATATTCATCTACTAATCGTCTTATTTGATTAAATTGTGTTTGAATCTTAACCATTTGTGGTCCTTCTATTTGAACATTATAACCTTCTGGTTTTAATTGTGTTGCTTCTGGTTGTTCTTGAACTAATACAGTTGGTTCTACTTCAGTTTGTTTAACTAATCGTTCTGCAACTTTTTCTGCTCTTTTTGTTCCATTTAATAAATCTTGTAAATTATTATCGTAATCTACTGTTGTCATCAATCTTGTTTTATTAAAATCATAATATTTTTGTACATCATTTATAGAATATACTCTTTTTTCAACATGAGTTGTTAGCGGGCGAAAATGTGGTGGAATTGTTTTTGGATGTTCATCTTTATCTAAATAACTTTGTTGTGGTTTAGAAAGATATATAGGCGGACTAATTGAATAACTCATTTATACAATTAGAAAAGAAAATTATTAGTTTTTAAAAATATTAATGTCATCTTCTTTAAATTTTATTGATGGCGGTTGTTGATAAATTGGTCTATCAATATATACTTTTTCAATCTTTGGTTTTGGTGGTTTTCTAATCTTTTTTATAACTTTTTTTGGTTCTTCTTCGCTTTCTGGTTCTTCTTCGCTTTCTGGATAAGTAGGAGTTGTTGAATCAATTTCAATACCATCTTCTTCTTCTTCATCTTTTTCTTTTGTTTCGTGTTTGACTGCATCGATAATTAATGTTTTTATTTCATCGTCTGACAATAATTTTTTAACTCTTTTTAATTTTGTATTTTTAATACGTGCTGCTCTACCTTTTGCTAAGATTGCGAGTTGCTTAGCAGTCCTTGGTTTTCTTGGTATTCGTTTTATTTCATCTTCGTTATCACTCATCTTTGTTATATCTTTATAGAAGATTTTTTTTTCTGAAAGAATAAATTGTTAGAATACTGTTATTTTTGTATTATATCATAGACGGTAATTTCACTCATTTTTTGTTTTTCAACAGGGAAAATCAATCTATTCAAATATTTATCTTCATTAAAATCCTTCTTTAGTTCTATAAATTCTTTTTGTTGTTTGACTTGTTCCTTATGTTCGTTGTCTTTTTGTTGTTGTAAGTTATATTTCAATTTCTTTGCTTCTTTTCTTTTCTTCGTTTTCATTATTATATAACAACAATTTTTTTCTTTGCTAATAACATAAAATGAGTAGCAAAGACGTTCGATTTTTACCTCAAAAGCCAGTAGTAGTTTTTCCCGATCCAATGAAAACTATAAAACAATTAATGCCCCCAAAGCCAATTACATTAACACATTTTGATGGAACTCAATCAAAACAAACCTATATTCCTAAATTAGCTGTTGAACAACCAATCTACAAGTGATAGAATATCACTTCTGTGAATGTAATGAATACAAATAAATATCTAAAGTATTTATATAATGAATACTGAAGATTATATAAATGATGTTGTTGTACAAGCAAAAAATACAAATCCAATTTTAGGAACTTTAAAGACATTATACTATCTAAGTCTTTTTGGTTTTCTTTTCCATAACAGAACTTTCCTCATCAGTTGGCATCTCTTGCTTAATTAAAATAGGCTTAAAATTTTTATCTAATAATTTATCTTTTCCTTTGTTATCAATTACTATAAAGGAATATTGTTCATTTAAATTATCTGTTATTGCTTTTCTAAAATCTGCAATATCTATTTCTCCTGTATGTTCTTTTGCGATATTATCTAAGTCAATTGTATTGGTTCCTTTAAAAATAAATAATTGACTCAAATTTAATGCTCTCATATTTTGATTCAATTGCATGTATTTCTGTGAACTAATTAATATAGATATTCTCATATGTCGTCCTCTCGCAAATAATGTATCAATAATATTTGTCTTGTTTCTATTAGATATATTATCAAAAGCTTTATCATCAAATACAAATAAAATATTTCGTTTTTTATGTACTGAAATTAGTTGCGATTTTTCCATCTCAGTTATTAATTTTTCAAGTTGATCAAAATCTATATTTTGATAGACTGCATATTTATGTTTGTTTGTCGCTAAAGCCTTGTATTCATATACATCGTCTAAACTACCACTAAATATATAAAATTCATCAAAATATCTTGTATAGCCAAACTCTCGATTAAAACAAATATTTTTAATTAAATTACTTTTGCCACTGCCAGTAGAACCAACAAGAATAATTCTAAATGGTGGTTTTGGTAAATTATTTTTAATATATTTCAATTTAGTATCATGTTCATTATTGAATACTGATTGATATACTTTTAACATTTAATATTAATTGAGAAATTTTTATCTATGATATATATATAAACTATTATGGGTAATGCGGCAAACAAAGTTATCGATTTTGGTAAGAAGATTGGGTCAACAGTTTTAGATGTTGGCAATCGCGCAAGAGACTTTATCGGCAAAGGTTATGACTTCATAAGAAAAATTCCAGTAATTGGACCAATGGCAGAGCAATTAGTAAATAAACCAATCCCGCAGTTAAGAGGACTTACTGCAAAGCAAATTGCCGAGATGGGGTCGCGCGGATTAGACATTGGCAATAAGTTCCAAGGTGGTGATTATGCAGGAGCGATCGGAGATACAATGCAATTTCAACCACCAAGTTAATTTTTTTAATTAATTATTTTTGATCTTGATTTAAACGTTTATTTTTATTATATATTATAATGCAAAATAACAGAGAAATGTTTAGAGCTATAGATGGATTTGATAATTATGAAGTATCAAGTCACGGAAGAGTAAGAAATGTTAAAACTGGTATGATAATCAAGAATAAAATTGAAAAGAGTGGTTATCATAGAATTCAATTGTATAAAGATGGTAAAAGATATTTCAAAAATATACATCGATTAGTTGCATTAAATTTTATTCCAAATCCTACTAACTTACAACAAGTTGATCATATAGATGGAAATAAAGAAAATAATAATATTAATAATTTGCGTTGGTGTAGCCAAAGTCAAAACAATATAAATACAAAATTATATTCAAATAATACATCTGGAAAAAAAGGAGTTTATAGTGATCGAAATAACTGGCAAGCTTTTTGGCAAGAAAACGGGAAAAAAAAAACTAAAAATTTCAAAACAAAAGAAGAAGCAGAAATATATAGAAAGCAAATGACAGATAAATATTATGATCAATCCTTTTATAGAGATATTTAACCTTTTTTTTCTTCTTTAATTTCATCTTTTTTAATAAATAATTCAAAATTCTTTATAATATTTTCAACTAAATTACGATTTTTCATGTATTGAATTTTTCGCTGAATGATTATAGGATTATTATCTTTAATTTTGTTTAATTCAATTATTACTTTGTCCATTTAATATTGCCAGAGTTTTTTTTCTCATTAATAATTATATATCATTATGACAGAAATTGAAAAACCATTCATTACAAAACAAGTAAGTTCATTACTATACAATAGATTACCTGCTCTTGTCGATGCAGTAAAGTATAGACAAATTGAAGTAACCAATCCAAAAGGCAAGACAAGCGGTTATGTCGCTGGAGATTCAATTGAGTTAGAAATTGGACATGACCAATTTGAAGATTTAGCAACATCTTGCTTATTTTTTGATATGGCAATAGCAACTGGTACTACACCATATATAGCGAATGCTGCAGATATAATTCAAAGAGTTGAAATTAAGTATAACGATGTCGTAATTGAAAGTTTTGACCATGCAAATTATTGGTGTAATGCATTCTTAGCATATACTGCCAATAAAAGTTGGGTGGAAACGGAAGGTACTGCTATGTTAGGTCTTGGAAATCAAATTGTTGAATCAAAATCTGGAGCAAGAACAAGAGATAACGGTACTTCTGTGCACATGAATTATTGTGTTCCTTTAGCTTTGATTATTCCATTCTTTCGCAATCATTATTTCTTGCCACTCTTATCAAATAGATTAAAAATTAGTTTTTTGTTAGCGCCAAATTTGGAAGTTGTAAGTTGTGCAACTGACTATCAAGGTGTATATACTTTAAATAATGTATATCTTATCCATGATATGATTGTTGTTAATGACAAATATCGCGATAAAGTTCGCGAAGCAATGCAAGGATTGGGTATTAGGATTCCATTTACTTCTTATGATACACATACCTTGACATTAACTGGAGATACTACAAATAATCTCGTATTATATCATAATTTATCAAATGCTATTTCCTTGCATATGTTAGAAGATTCTGGTTCAACTGAAAAGAAATTTGTAACTACTTTGTATGCACAGGCTTGTCAAGCATTTCCCTGTAGTGAATTTTCTTCACTTACTGTTAATAGTGGTTCAAGATATTTCACACCACAAGCTGGACTTAGATCGTTCCAAGAATTATATAGAAGTGCAGAATTATGTGTGAATGGAATGAATGAACTTCAAGGTTCAGGATTTATAGACCTAGAAATAATGAAACAAGGTTATACAGCGCATACTAGTCCATTAGCAACTTCATCTTCAACTGGCAAATACGGTTTATGTCTAATGTCTGTTAATTTGGAAAAACAGATTGGATCAGATGATAACGTTATTAATGAAGGTCTTAATGCTCACGATGGACATCAACAATTCGATATTAAACTCGTCACTCATACTGCTGTCGCTTTAACTGATAAATTACAATGTAATATCGTGTGTAAGAAAGTATTAACTCTATCAAGCGGTGGAATTATTCTTGATTCCTAGTTTAGATAGTTTTATCTACATTTACTCCTTGGCTTAAAGCTTTTGTTTTTATAATATATTATAATGAATAATATAAGAAATGGACAAGTTTATGAAATTAAGTATAATGGTCAAGTGCTATATGTTGGTAGCACTTGGAACATTATGAAACGCAACTCATCACATCTAACTAATTGCTACGATGAAACTTCGAAACAATACAATTATGCAATTTACAAATATATCAGAGATAATAACATATCTTGGTCTGATTTAGAATTTATAGTTGTGTATAATGGATTATTCGCATCTAAAAATGATAGATTTTTATTTGAAGAAAGCTATATGTTGTTATTAAATCCGATATGTAATTCAATGCGTGCAAAAGGAAGAACAAGAAAGGAATATTATGAAGAGAATAAAGAAACAATATTAAATCAGCAAAAACAACATTATGAAGAAAACAAAGAAGAAATCCACAAAGAAAGAAAGAAATATTATGAAGAGAATAAAGAAACAATATTAAATCAGCAAAAACAACATTATGAAGAAAACAAAGAAGAATTCCACAAAGAAAGAAAGAAATATAGAGCCGAACACAAAGAACAAATTAGCGAACAAAATAGAAACTATCGTGGAACTCATAAAGAAGAAATTAAAGAATATATAAAAGATTATCAAACGAAGAATAAAGATAAATTGTGTGATTATAATAAAAAGAGATACCAAGCAAAGAAAGATGAGATTATGGCAAAACGGAAAAAACGTGAAGTTTGCGAATGTGGTAGCACTTATCGACACGATTGTCAGGCAATACACGAACGCTCATTAAAACATCAACAATATATAAACTCAATTTTATAATTTTATTTCTTTATTAAAGATATAAAATGTCGCATAGATTAATTCATTTAAATAGTATGATTGATAGACAAGCATCGGATTTATACACAACAGATTGGACAACATTTTTAGCTCGTCCATTACTAACAAGTGGAAAAGTATCAATGAAGATAAAAAATATTGATTTGGTAAATTTGTTTTATACATTTGGAACAGAAAGTTCAATATTGTGGGTTTATAGTGATTATGGAGGATTAGGAGAAACATTAAATTCATTTCAATTATCATTAACTGATACATATGATAATGGAACAACTCTTTCTTCTTATCTTACAACACTATGCACATCATTAAGTTTAACATTTGCTTATGATACTTCTACCGCAAGAATGACAGTTACGAATGGCGGAGCAACAACTATTCGAATTGTTGGAAGTTATCGTTATTCAGATGATTTAGCAAATACATATAATAATGTAATTGATAGATTAGGTATAACACAAGATTTAAGAACAACTACAATACTAGCAGCAGGATCATTAGAAGCACAAAGTCCATTAAGATTATTACGATCAACGTGTTATTATTTAATTGCAGATATATTATCAAATACTACTGAATCCATCGTTCCTACTCCTTATTCTACACCACATATTTTAGGTAAAATATCAGCATCAAATTTTGGCTTTGTTTCGCAATTGCAATATAGTGAAGAAGTGTATTTATCAAGTTCAGAAAAACAAATTGATAAAATTCATTTTAGTCTATTAGACGATGAATTATATCCAGTTTATAGTACTAACGCACCAATTTGCATAACACTTGATATATTATTTGAATAAATTTGTCTAATATTTTTTTTATTGTTTAAATAAATTTCTTTACTATTATTATTATGACATCTGTTTTAAATTCAAGAACAAATGATACATCATTTATTTCTGGTTCATCATCTATAGATGCAGTAGCAACATCATTAATTGATGGAACATTAGATGTTAAAGCAGAAACATTAATACTTGAATCAACAACACAATCAATTGATTCTTCAAGCGGAAGTTTAATAACATATGGTGGAATTGGTGTTGCTAAAGATATTAGATGTGGCGGAACAATTTATGGTAAATTAAATGGAACAATATCAATAACTACTCTAACTTTATCAGGAACCACTCAATCTACTAACACTTCAACAGGAACTTTGATTGTTTGTGGAGGAGTTGGTATTGCCAAAGATGCACAAATTGGTGGATTACTGCAAACTAAAGATATATGTGTAACAGGAAATATGAGTTTCCCTTATGTTCCTTGGACCATGAAAGAATTAACTATTGGTAATACAGTTGAAAGCACTTCAACTGATTCTGGCTGTTTAATATTAAACGGAGGATGTGGAATGCCAAAATCATTAACTGTCGGAGGAACAGTAGCAACTACTAAATTAACGATAAGTGATACAATTGCTTCGACGTCTTCTTCAACTGGTTGTTTAGTATTGCATGGTGGTTTAGGTGTTGAAAAACAAATTCATTCAAATGATACTTATATTTTAGATAATTCTAATGCTGACTTATCAATCCGCTCTCTCTTGCATCCAGTTGTTCCTTCAACAAGAAGTCTTCCTACTTATGCTGGAAGTACATATAATGCTACTGATTATGCTACTTTAATAACTGCTTTAGGAAGTGCTATTGATGGTGATATAGTTAGTTTAGCAGCAGGTACTTATGATGCATCTGGAAGTACAATAACAATATCAAAAGCAATTAAATTAGTTGGTGTTGGAGACACAACTATAATTCAAAATACAACTGCAGATGTAAATACTCTTATAATTTCATCAAATAATGTTCTTATTCAATCTTTAAAAATTATAAATTCTTTTTCAACTGGAGCGAGTGGTTGTTTAGCATTATCATCTACTTATAATAATATTTATATTGACCAAGTAACATTCGATAATAGAAAATATGGTATATTGGCTTCAGTAGATTATTTCCAATGCACGAATTGCACATTCAATACAAATGGAAGTGGAACACATTATTGTTTTGTACTTTATAAAACAATTGGACAAACTATAATAGCAAATAATACTTTTGTGCCTGACTCTGGTTTATCAATGCGATTTGTATTTTTCGATTCTGGAACTCATACTAATGGTTCAGTAGTTGTAAAAAATAATGTTAGTTCTGGAACAAATGCTTTGAGTCAATTTATTTTCGATCAGTCTGGTTCAACAACTAATGATAATTTTAAATATATATTAGACTCAAATACTGTCTCTTATGTAGGAACAAGTTATGGGCATTTATTATTATATGGAAGCACTTCAGGGTTAGGAATAAGTGAAGTTTCTATAACTAATGATACTATGCCAAGAGCTGATAAAGGTATTTTGTCATTTGCTGGAGCATCTGGAACAATTTCAGTCCCTTCTAAAATTAATATTTATGGTAATACAGTAACTGTATTTGGAGTCATTCGTTCATCTTACACAGATGCTACAAAAGATAAATGCGGGTTAATTGGTTATGAAACTGCCTATTACACAAATCCAAATATAAAATTAGGTTGGTTAGATAATCAATACGCAATTAATACAATTAATGCTACACATCAAACACTATTGTTGAACTCTTCTCTTGCTTCTACAGATACATCTAGCGGTTGTTTAGTTATAAAAGGAGGTTTTGGTCTTGCGCAAGACCTTTATATGAATGGAAAATTAAATATAGGAACTGCAGTTTTAACTAAACCAGCTTCTGGAAGTTCTACTTTTACATTCCCAATTAGTAATGGAAGTGCAAGTCAGTATTTGCAAACTGATGGATTAGGAGTTACGAGTTGGCAAACAGTAAATACTACGAGCGCGGCAACTTTCAATGTTTCTAATACGGATAATTCGAGTTCGACATCAACAGGAGTCTTAACTATTGCTGGTGGAGCAGGTGTTGCTAAATCATTATATGCTTCTTTATTTGCTACTCAAAGTGGACACATGAGTTATTCTGAAACAGAATATAGAACTATATTTACAACAGTTGGTTCGTTAGAAGTAGATTTATTAACAATAAAAGATAATTCCCAATCAAGTTATTGGTTCGGAATAATAAATAAATCAAGTTCTTCAAATTGTAATTTTTTCCCCATTGCTACTACAGGCAATTTAATTTTCCAAATTAGTTCAAATGCAATTCAAGTCGAAAGCATAGGAGCTCCTGCGGGTTGGGGCTTGGAATTCAGTTATTTACGTTTGCTTTAAAATATACTCTTGGTGAAATTTAGTTTTTTCGTGCCGAGATTTATTAGTTAACCCCTTATATATTTTTCCACATTCACATTTAATAATTTTTTTAGATCTTTCTAAATTATATTCTTTATATTTTTCAGATTGTTCATAATTTTTATGATATTCTTTCCGTTTTTCAGATTGTTCATAATTTTTATGATATTTTTTTTGATATTCTTTTCGTTTTTCAGATTGTTCATATTCTTTTATTTGATCTTTTTTTTCTTCTTCAGTTCGAAATGCTCTCAATTTATTGACTGCAATATCTTTATTTTGGTCTATCCAAAATTGTTCTCTTGCTCGTAATTCATCTTTATTATTGCATGGGAAATTTTCAAGTAAGACGATTCTTGCATCTGGATATTGTAATATTTCTTTAGATGAAATACCACTCCCTTTTTTTATATCATCGCGATGTTTTGCCAATCTTCTTGAAAGGGTTTGTGTAGTTCCCCCAAAATATTTTTCATGTGTTAGGTCTGATTCAATTTTGTATAATTTACTTTGTTGATAGTTAGGCATTCTTTTCTAATCTTTAATATTCTTATTTCTTTAAATCACTTTGGTTTTAAATTTTTTATCTTTATTAATTATAAAATGAGTTTTATTGGTAATCTTTATAAATGTGACAAAGTTTCATCTTTAACAGTTTCTTCAACAGCTCAAACGGCTGGTACTTCAAGCGGATCATTAATTGTTTCTGGTGGAATAGGCTGCGCAGATGGAATTTATAGTAATACAATTAATTGTATTGCTACAACTCAGGCTGATTCTACTTTAACAGGTTCTATTATAACAACTGGCGGATTAGCAGTAGCCAAACATTCACGAGTTGGTGGAACAATGTACGGAGGCGGTAATGTTGATTTAAGTAGTAGTGATACATGGCAAACAAGATTCGAGTTGAAAAACACTTCTGGCGGGGCATCAAATAGATCATTTGATTTTATATTGGGTGGTTCTGCAAATGATTATGTAGGAACTAATAATTTTGGTTTTTATAGCGATCAATTTGGTGGAGTGCCATTTAAAATTTATGGAGCAAATGGACAGCTTCAATTAGGATCGACCCTTCAGTCTTCAAATACCTTAACCGGTGGATTGATTTGTGCTGGAGGAATAGGATGCGCAGATGGAATATATAGCAATACAATCAAATGTGTTTCTACAACTCAGGCTGATAATACTTTTACAGGTGCAATTATTTCAAGTGGTGGATTGTCAGTTGCTAAAAATTTGTGTGTTGGTGGAGGTCTTTTACATAGAATATCACAAGCCAATTATTCAACTGGACTTTCAAGTTATAATTCAGCTTTACCAGATAGTTATGCACATAATTTTTTTCAAGGAGGATATAATGATCAAAAATATAATGAGGCACAGATGTGGTTTACGAAAGTAGGAGATGGAAATTCAAAAAATAGTATTGATATGCAGGTAAGTTATCAGCAAAAAGGACTTCGAGTTTTTGCTGATTCTTCAGTTGCAATTAATGGTACTATACAAGCAACAGATACAGAAAGTGGAGTTCTCGTTGTTAGTGGTGGTGCTAGTATTGCGAAAGATTTGCGAGTAGGAGGAACAATCTATGGAACTATATCTGGAGGTGGAGGAAGTCAAGCATCATTAACTCTTACAAATACAACTGAATCCGCTACAACTGGTCAAGGAACATTAATTGTAGCTGGTGGTGGTGGTTTTGCTAAGTCAGTTTATGCAAGAGATTTCATGGCATTAGATGCAGGTAGTCAAATTGTAGGAGATACTATTCAATCAAATACAACATTAATGGTAAATGGGACTGGTGATAGTTCAAGTTCATCGACTGGTGCATTATATTGTGCTGGTGGTTTTGGAATTAAAAAGAAAGTATATATTGGTGATGGTTTATATTTACCTACTTCAGGAGGAACTGCTTCATCATTAAATTATTATGAAGAAACTACACATGATACAACTTTTACGAGTGGCGGAACGTCTGCAACCAAAACATTACTTCTTAAAAGAATTGGTAAAATGGTTTTTTGTAGAATTCCAAATTTTACACTTACAGCAACTGGATCTAGTGTTATGAAAACTGATACAGCAATTCCATCAAGATTTAGAGTATCGAATGGAATATTTTGTAATTCAGTAATTGATTGGAATAATAGTACTATACAAACGGGTTTCGCATATCTTGAAGGTACTGGAGTTCTTGAAATATTACAACCAGATGCTATAACTAATTTTAGTGGAACTTGTGGATTGCCATATATTACATGTGTATCTTGGAGTTTAGATTAAAAATCTATAATAATAATAAAATGGCATCTTCTGCTTATGGGAAATATTATATTTTCAAAGATAAAGATAAAGATGAATGTTATGTATTTAATGCAACAACAAAACAAGTTAAAGAACTCAATAAGATAATTAATAAAAAATTTAGTATTGAAAAAATAAAAATGGTAAATTATTATGATGTTGAAAATTATTTGAAGCCTTATATATTATAAATATCATCATAAAAATATAGGTATTGATTAACGGCGTATTCATATTTTCTGTCGATATATATTGTTAGTCTAATTGTTTTATTATCAATATCTTGTTCATCCAATATATCATAGTCATAACTATTTTCTTTAGCAATAGTACTCAATTTATTTTTAAATAATTCAAGTTTTGATTTGTCAACATTTATATACAATATATCTGATTCTAATAATTCCATATCCATTGTTCCTTATATATAAACTTAATTTTATAAATTTATTTCTTTAGATACACATATAATTTCATCTATGTTTCCTTCATCGTTTAATATATATACGTCCATATATTATTACATGTTTTTTTTTCATTTAAGTTGTTTAAATTATGATACTTTTTCAAATGATTATTCATAATATCTTTTCGCACTTTTTTACCACATGAACAAATTATCATTCTTTTTTCATTAAATAATTTCATATATTGACGTTTTTCTTGCGTATGTTTTTTAATGTATTCCGCAATTTTGTCATAATGTGTTCTATAATATTTTTTTTTATAACTCCGACATTTGGAACATGTTTTTGTTTCGTTTTTTCTTTCACCTTTGAAATTCTCAATATTTCTTGAAACTTTACACTTTGAACAAATTTTTGTACTCATTATATAAATATATAATAAATAGTCTTTAAATATCTTTTTTTTTTCTTGAATAATTTTTAGAAAAAGCCCCAAATTTAAACCAAAAGTATTAAAAATTGGGCAAAAAAAGTTTTTAATTAATTAAATTATTTTTCTATTTTTTTCTTGAATAATTTTTAGAAAAAGCCCCAAATTTAAACCAAAAGTATTAAAAATTGGGCAAAAAAAGTTTTTAATTAATTAAATTATTTTTCTATTTTTTTCTTGAATAATTTTTAGAAAAA